ACCACCAAGTGCGCCAGCAGTGGTAAAGTTATCAGTAATCGGGAAAGTCAAATCGAGATTCTCGTCGCCTTCGATGTCTGCAACCCAAGCAGCAATACCTGCGTGGAATTCATTAAGGGCGGCACCAGTAGATGTCGCAGAACCTGTGAATTGAAATACCAATTTAATGTCCAAGTTGGTATTGGAAGCATCAGAAAGGTCACCAGTAGATCCAGAATGCACTGCTGTTAGACGACGAACTTGTCTTACATAAGCACGAGCTGCCTCTTGAGCAGTACCGTTCTTAGCGCCAATTGCAACAAGATTTCTCATGTCTAACTGAGCGAGATCAGATGTACCAGCGATTGCAGTAACACAGACGACAGAGCCAGAAAGATCTGGGTCGAATCCAAGTGCCTTATCAAGTTCAAAGTCTCCAGAACTTGCTGTACCGTGCAATGAAAGTGCGGAAACTGTGGCATTTGTGTCAGAACCAGTTGGGCTAGAGTACCCGTTGTTTAAGCTGTATGGTCCTTGCTCAAGACCATCCTTAGTGAGGTCAACACCACCAGTCAACTGGCTACCAACAACATTTCCACCATAGAAAGATTTCTCAGCAGGATATCCTGGCTTGGCTGGGCTTGGACGATCATCATCAACTGTGAAGTCCAAGAAGAAAATGAGTCCCGATGGGAGGCTCATTGGCTGAACACTTACAAGATCGTTAGCGATCAAGTTACCGAATACACGGCGAACGATTGGAAACGCAACTGCTGCGAAACCTTCAACATCACCCACTTGCATGGAGGATGCTTCACGGAGAAGCTCTTTTGCTTGGTTTTCAAGCAAACGTGCCATTCCGTCTTTAGCACTGTCACTGCTGAGTCCTTCGAGAAGTCCGGTCTTTTCCCACTTGTTGAGTAGGGCTGCACCTTCTTTCTGGAGGTCACGATTAACAATGCCTTCTGTTAATTTATCTAAAACTGACATAGTTTTATTTCTCCTTTAAAGTTAGTTTAATCCAGCCAATCTACGCATCCTATCGATGCGAGGGTCTGCTGGGTTTTTAGCCTCATTAGTTTGTGGTAACAAAGTAGATTTCCTACTAACCGCCTCGCTAAGTGTTTTTGGGGACTCCTTTTGAGCGCCGCTCACCGTGCTTTGAAGGGTTTCAAAGATTACCTTAGCCTCTTCAACAGACTTTGCATTTGAAATAGCTTCGACAAGTTTTGCTTTTTGTCGCCCATTCAACGAGTCGCTAATCAATGCTTCATTTGTATAAAGTAGCTTTGCGTTCTGAACGGAGGTTTCGTTCAAAGCGTCTTTTAATTTGAGGACAGTATCCTCAAAACGTTTGGTTTTTGTTTGCACAGTTTGAAGTGTTTCTTGTAGCTGAAGTTTCTCAGCCTCAAGTGTTTGAACAGACTCTTTAAGTCTGTCTATTTCTTTTACCATCTCATCAGATGATTCATCTTCTTCATCAATGTGGGCATTAAGAGCTTCAGCCTCTTCATAAGCCATTTTCTTTTGGCTATCTGGCATTCCTAAGTTTCCAGATTTTACTGGCTGGAAGTCTAACGTAAGCTTTTCTGCGAGTTCTTCAATAGTTTGTTCATCCAAATCTATTTCTTCATCTTCAAACAGATTAGTCAAATCGATTTCATCATTTTCTTTAAGCTCTGGCTGTTCGGATGGCTCGTCCATGACTTCATCTGCCACATCTTCGTGATCTTCCATTTCTTGGGACGATTCTTCTGCATCCATTTCTTTGTCGATCATTTGTTCTAGTTCTTGAAAATCAAGCTCAATAACCTCTTCGCCGCCAGCTGCTGGGGCGTCGGTCACATCAGAAGCAGCCATTGGCATATCACTTACCATACTACTCTCTTCTTCATTAATTACTTCTTCTTGGTCAAGCATGGTATCAACTGCTTCACGAATTTCTTGAGAGTATTTTTCAATAATACTTGATTCTGCGCTCTTAATAGCAGCCTCTTTAAGTGCTTTAGCATCGACAATCGCCTGATCTAACATTGATGACATTTGTATAATCTCCTAGTATTTGGTCGCAAGTAGACGTTTTGCGTCGTAATAAATAGTTGTAAAAAAAGCAAAAATACAAAAAAATAACAACTTAGTTCATGAAATCACTAAGTTACCATGTTCATCCCAAGAAAGATTAGATTCTTCTTTTAAAAATCCCTCTATTGACATAAGGTAAAAGTCCATCTCGTTTGGTTGTATTTTCTTTGTTTCAAGTTGATTGTAGCACCATTGAATAACGGTGTTAATGATAAAAGCTTTGGAGGCGAACACAACATTATCTTCAACACGATAGCTAGGATCATGCACCTGTAAATATCGTATAATTTCGGTTCGGTCTCTGATTTGCATAATAAGAAAGGTGAGGGCAGAGACCCGTAGATCCCTGCCCTCGGTTATCAAAAAGTATTACTTCTTGAGGAGTGTTTTCAATTCTTCAATCTGAACTTGTTGTGCTTTAACAGCCTCAACGAGAACCGAAGTAAGTCTTGAATAGTCAACCCCCTGTACTCCATCCTCTGCAACGTGTACAGCTTTTGGAAGAACAGACTGAACGTCTTGAGCGATGAAACCGAAGTCTCTTTCACCGGAATCTTTCCAAGTGAACTCAACGCCGTTCAAGGACATAACAGTGTCAAGAGCAGTGTTCATTGTCTCAACATCACTCTTAAGGCTTTCGTCCGAGTAAGTAACGAATGCAGCAGCACGAACCTTGTTAATGTTATTAGATCCGTTAGCAACGTCCAAAGCATACTCAGAAGAAGCGTCACCACCAAGGTTCAACATTGTTGCACCAGAGCTATCACGGAAATTCAGAACGTGATTTCCAGAATCATACATCATTCTCTCATTTGCGGCAGCACCGTAAACAATCAAGTCTGCACCAGTTCCATCAGCACCCATAGTCAAACTACCATCCATAAGAAGGTTTCCGTTTGTATCAAGTGTGAGACCAGTTGATCCGTATCCTCCACCAACAGTGAAGTTAGCGGTGGCACCTGCGTTTCCAGAACCATCGAAACCGAAAACAGTATTTCCTGCACTGTCTTTGATTGCGTTTCCGTTAACTCTGACAGGTCCTCCGAAAGCAACAGTATCATCAGACTGGTTACCGAAAGAGATGTCTCCGCCAAGGTCAACATTGAAGTTTAACTTAGTAGCTTGAATTGCAGCATTGGAAGCAACAGAAGCATCAACAACAGCATTAGCAGCTAACTCGTCAGCACCAACAGCGTCATCGGCAAGCATGCTGTTTTCAACTGCTCCAGCAGCGATTGTCAAAGCACCACCGTCAGCAACAGTTGCGTCACCGGAGATAACTCCAAAGAAGTGATCACGAAGACTATCAACACCAACTCTCTTAAGAACTCCACCATCAGAAATCATCAACTCATCAGCATCAGCAATGTCAGCGTGAGCCAACTCTGTTTGACCAGAGATAATATTGTCATTAAGCATTGTGCTTTCAACAGCGTTATCTTGAATTGTTGCAGCACCTCCAGCAGCGACTGCGACATCACCAGAAATATTACCGAAGATTGAATCTTCAAGATTGGAGAAAGTAATCTTCTTTTCAGTTCCATTGTCAGACACCAAGAAGTGATCTTCTGTCTGGTGAAGACTGGTAGTAATGGCATCAAGGTTGTCGATATCGAGCGCAAGACCGCCGATTGCACCAACTGCACCAGAGTAAGCAAGACCTGCGCCAGCAAAAGAGCCGGAAATACCCACATGGTCAGAAGTGATCGCAAGAGCACCAGAAACTTGCACAGCAAGAACACCTGATGATGCTCCAAGTCCGTCTCCTGCTAATCCTGTTGCAACGTTGTCATTAAGCATAGAATCTTCAACAGCGTTTGCAGCAATGGTCAAAGCACCACCAGCAGCAACAGTTGCATCACCAGAAACGTCAGCGAATACAGCATCACGAACAACGCTGAAGTCTGCTCTCTTCAATGTGCCGCCGTCAGAAATCAATAATTCATCAGCATCGGCGACATCTCCAGTCATTTCTGTTTGACCAGAAATTGCATTATTGTTAAGCATAGAACCTTCAACTGCATTTGCAGCAATAGTCAATGCACCACCAGCAGCGATTGTTGCATCACCAGAGACATCAGCAAAAACTGCGTCTTGGAGGTTAGAGAAAGAAATCTTCTTTTCAGTTCCAGCATCGGAAATTAAGAAGTGGTCTGAGTCTTGATCAATACTAGCATCACCTTTAGCGGCAAGCTCATTAATGTCAATGGCAAGAGCACCATTAGAAGCAGAAAGACCAGCACCAGCCATGAAGTCAGCAATGTCATCAATGCTATCTTTTCTTACTGTATCGTCAGTCGCATCAAGAAAAAGAAGTTTATCGCCAGATGCAAGAGTGACATCACCAAATTCAGTTCCATCAACCTTAAGAACACCAGAAGTAGCAGCAAGACCGTTACCAGCCATGTTGGCTACAACATCAGCGAAAGCTTCTTTTTTAGAACTGTTGTCATCTGCGTCAACAAACACGATGCTATCAGCACCAACAGCCATTGGGGTGTCTCCAAGCTCGTTCAAGTCAAGGGCAAGAGCAGATCCACCACCACCTGAAAGACCAGTTCCAGCAGCAGCAGCAGAAATTCTTAAGTTTTCACTTCCATCGGCTTCAAGACCAGTTCCAGCGAAATCGGAAAC